CAGAAGAAGGAGACGCCGTTCAAGTCTGCGGTTCGGAGGGAACTGAGCCGCCGCAAGGAGAGCCCTGCGTCCCGGTAGGAGGCCGCATGAGCGAAGGATCGCCCGATGAGCGTTTCGTATCACAAATCGGCGTGGCAATGGCTGTGGAGCGGCTGCTTCGGGCAGGCTTCCACGTTGCCGTGCCTATTGTGGACGACGGCTACGACCTGCTGGCCTTCGATGTCCGTCGCTACTGGCGGATCCAGGTCAAGGCGTCCTCGTCTCGCGGGGCAAATCGGTCACGCATCCGCATTGGCAGGGGCCAAACGAAGTGCGAGGCGTATGACCCTCGCCACGTTGATGCGTTCGTTCTCGTCAATACGCGGACGAACGCTGTCATGTGCGTACCAGTGGCGGAAACGCACGGCAGGAAGTGGGTTTCATGGCGGGCCGCTGACAAGTGGTCAGACATGGGCGTCCTTCGGCAAATCAAAACACAGCGCTGTTGATTTTCTCGTATCGGTCAGCGCTCAAGAAATGAAAACGGTCGAGCCTAAACAAACCGCCCTGGATGGAATCGGGCGGCTGAGTGGTGACGGCACGAAATCCGGGCAACGGGCAGGTACTCGATCCTGCAACAACGCTACGTCCCGGTGGTTTGCTGAGGACAGGGCCAAATAAGGCCGTTCACCGCTACCCGCACAGGGTTGCTGACGCAGGGCTCCCGGCCCTTCTCAGCACGGAAGCGGTACGGACATAGGGAGCGGTGAGGCGATGGCGAAAGACTTGGTTCTTCTCCGGTACACGGACAGCAGCGGCGAGAAACTCGCGGCCATGTGCCGCCCGAGCGAGGGCGTGGATGTGCTGCGGGAGGTGATCGGGGAGGAGACGGACGAGGATCGTCAGTGGTTCTCGCAGGAGCATAAGTCGGCGGTGGTGATCGACACGAGCGGCACGGTGGTGGTGACCTCTGCGGAGGACTTGACGCTGCTGTCGTTCTGGTTCGCCGTCGCCGCCCAGTGGCTCAAGACGCATGGAGGTTGAGGTGTCCGATTTCACGAAAGGAGTGGTGGTCATGGCGGGATTCATGTCGCAGGCGTTGAGCGTGTTGCTGAAAGAGAACAAGGAACTGGTGGATGCCGCCAAGACGCTGGGTGGCGTGGCTGCGTGCAGGCAGGAGAGCCTGGACAACTGCATGGACTTGGCGACGGGCAGGCAGGTGCATCGCTACACGATCACGTTCGACAACCTGGAGGATGCCACGAGGTTCGCGACCGCCGTGTCCGACATCGTGGACGCCACGACGGAGGAGGGCGATGAGTGATGGGCGTAAAGAACTATCGGCCTTCGCGGAGGCTTACGGATTTTGCGCGGTGTGCTGGGGGCGAGAGTCGCTGCACATCCACCACTTGCAGCAGGGGGCGGGTCGCTCGCACGACCGCCGGAACCTCCTGCGGCTCTGCATGTGGTGCCACGAAGGCTTGCACTTCGGCGGGAAGCACGACCTCAAGAAAGGCATGCTCCTCACCGCCAAGCGAGAGGTTGACGACGCCCACTACGATCCAGCGTTCCTGGCTTCGCTGCGTCTCAAGCGTCATCTGGGCTATGAGCCGGAGCGGTATCCGGTGCGTGTGTTCGTGTTTCGCAGGAAGAACGGAATCCCGCAGGAGTTGAAGCACATGGCGATCAACAGCAGGCAGAAGGGCAAGCGTGGCGAACTGGAGGCTGCGGCCGAGTGGAACCGGCTGCTGCCGCAGGCCCACTCGCGTCGGTCGCAGCAGCACAGCGGCACGGAGTCGGCCAGCGACCTCATCTCTCCTGGCACGCCGCACCTGTGGCTGGAGGTGAAGCGGGTCGAGCGTGGGCTGAACCTGCACGCCGTCATGGACAAGTCCCGTGAGCAGTGCGGGGAACTCTGCCCGGTGGTGCTGCACCGGCAGAACGAGAAGGAGTGGCTGGTGACGTTCCCGCTGGAGCAGATCAAGCGGTTCGTGCAGCAGGCACAGGGAGCGATGTGATGAACGCACGAGTCATCGACTGGGACGGAGACGACGGCGAGGAGGAGGAAGTCCACAGCCCGATTCCGGACAAGGACGGCTGGGTCACTCTCAAGGAGGGAAAGAACGATGCAGGTAACGCTGGAGTGGTTCGAAGTCAGCCGAGCGGCGCTCGTGGGCGTAAGCCGAAACGTGGAGGCTCTGCGAAAGGGGCTGCAAAACGCCCGGCCAACAAACGAAAACGAGTGGCACGTCCACATTCTCGGCGCACTCGGTGAGTGTGCGTTCGCGAAGGCGACCAACCGCTACTGGAACGGCAGTGTCAACACCTTCAAGTCGGGCGGTGATGTCGGTGACAACATCCAGATCCGCACGCGATCCAAGCATTCCTATGACCTCATCGTCCGATCCGGCGACAGGGACAGTGACGTGTTCGTGCTGGTCACGGGTGGCCCGCACGAGTTCACCATTCATGGCTGGATGCCCGCTGCGGAGGCGAAGCAGCCGAAGTTCAAGGCCAACTACGGCGGATACGGGGAAGCGTATTTCGTCCCGCAGTCGGCGTTGCGTCCGATAGACCCATTGGTGTGCAAGGAGTGCTGACCATGAACGCCACGACGATGCAGACATACACCGGCAGGCTGATCGACCTCGCCCACTTCAGTGAGGAGGACGTTCGACTGCCCGACATCTCACATGCCCTGTCCCTCATCAACCGTTTCACGGGCCACTCCAAGTGCCCGTATTCGGTGGCCCAGCACAGCGTCATGGTGAGCCGCATCACGCAGCCCGAGAACGCCCTGTGGGGTCTGCTGCATGATGCCAGCGAGGCGTACTTGGGGGACGTAGCCACGCCGCTGAAGAACCTACTGCCCGGCTACCGGGAACTGGAGGAGCGGGTGCAGCGCACCATCGCCCGAGTGTTCCGGCTGTCGTGGCCGATGCCACCCGACGTGAAGCAGGCCGACCTGCGGGCGTTGATGGCGGAGAAACGAGACTTGATCTCCTGCTCGCATGACTGGGGGATCGACGTGGAGCCTGCGTGTGGGCCGGTGAATCCGTATTGCTGGACGCAGGCGAAGGAGTTGTTTGAGTCGCGCTACAAGGAGTTGGTGAAGTGATAAAGGTAACTGAGGACAAGTCGGTCAAGTACGACAGCGGTGCCGTTCGGTCGAGCGATGCGGAGGCGACGAGGTACGACCTCATCACTCCCATCGGCTTGGCGGCGGTGGCGGCGGCGTGTGCAGAGGGAGCAGCCAAGTATGGACCCTATAACTGGGAAGCCGGCATGCCTGCCAACGACATGCTGAACCATGCCCTGCGTCACATCTACATGTTCCTCTCCGGCAACCGGGACGAGGATCACTTGGGCCACGCAGCCTGGAATGTCATGGCTGCAATCCACTCGCTTGAGGTCTGGCCGCACCTCAACGAAGGGACTCTCCGCAGCGGCTATTGTGAGGCACCGACAAAATAATGATCGCCGTCGCCGTAACGGAATACGACGACGAGAACATCGTTGAGGAGTGCGAGACTGGCTGGAGGAGGTTTTGTGCAGAAGTTCTCGTTCGGACCCATTACCACGTTCGGGAGTTGTGCCGTCGCCACAGGCGTCTGGGCTACAGGCAGATGCTCCCATCCAGCAGAAAGGAGTGGGAGATCCTGCGCCGTCAGGTAGCCGCCTACAGGTGGGCCTTTGACGGCACCGGAGGGGAGTTCACGTTTGACCAGACGTGCCGGGATTTGAGCCTCGATCCCGAGATCGTGCGGCGAAAACTCCTGTCCCTGTGTAAGCCCGAGCGGGACATAAATCTTCTGGTGAAGTGGGTGGCCCGCCAGAAGGAGAAGCCGCATGGCAACCGTAGCCGAGAAGGTCAAGATGCTGGTGGAGTGGGCACCAGCCTTGTCGCTGCTGTCCGAGATTTCCGCCGCCGACACGGCGAAAGAACGGGCAGAAGGGGCGCTCAAACTCATGCGGTTTGTCGCTACCAAGACGGCCACGCCCATCGACGACGATCTTTGTGAGCGGGTGGAGGCGTGCCTCCTGAGTCCACAGGGGGAGGAGTTGTTCCGGTACATCGTGGCCCTGGTCACGGCTGTATCGCAGGCGGAGGTGGACTGATGGCGATGTACCTGCTCGCCGCTGTCGCCTTTGCTGTGGCAGCGGGGGCGTCTGCCCTGCCGTACCTGACTGCGGCCCGGTCGCCGGGAGTCTCACCGGCTGACCGGGCCGGGTGGGTGAATCGTCTGTTCGTCCTGGCGGGGCAGGCGGAGGAAGCGGGGGATGGTGCGGTGGCGGCAGCGGCACGGTCGCTGATCGCCGCCCTGGTGGCGGAGAAGGAACTCCCCAAGAAAGCACGGTAGGGCATGGCACGGACGGTCGCAATCTGGGCGGGCCTACTGATTGGCATTGGGGCCATGACGGCTACCGTCCTGCCCCGCAAGCCCGTCGTGGCTCCGGTCGTTCCGCAGCCCGCTGGCGTCCTGGCTGGCGTCAGTGCGGCCGACGCCGCGATCCTGCGTGAGTTCCATGCGGCGATGGCGGACATCGTGGTGCGGGACGGATCGGCCAAGCCTCCGGTCTGCAAGACGCTGTTCGACCTGCGGGCACGGTACAGGAACGCCCTGTCGCTGGCCTTTGAGAACACGGGGATGGTGGGGCGGTACACCGGCTTGGGCCAGCGGCTCGACGAGTACCTGCTACTGGCTGTGGGCGACAAAGACTTGCCGCTCACGCCGGAACTGAGGCAGTCCGCGTCTCGGGCGTTTGCAGCGATCAAATAGGTGAGGCATGACGGAGTTCTTCGCCTCACCAGAGGACATCGTTCGGGCGTACAACGACGGGCTCATGGGCTCGTACTGCGACCCCGACGCCACCGCCCGCCTGCTGCGGTCGTTGCCAATGCCGTTGTTCGGCGGCACGCTGGCTGATAGCGGGGCTGGCAAACTGTCGCTGGCCTACAAGGCGGTCGTCCACTGGGAGACAACGACCGGACGCAAGCCATACGACGAGACGCAAACGACGGGCGATTGCGTCAGCCATGCCGTGCGTGGCGGGGCGGACGTGGCTCGGGCCAACGACCCTGACCTGCACTCGACAGAGGACTGGATTGACCGGACGGCGACGGAGCCGCTGTACGGCGCTCGTGGTCACGGCGGGCAGGGGGCGACCTGCTCGCGCATCGTGGAGTGGGCGCACAAGACCGGCGGGCTGATGCTCCGCAAGAAGTACGACTCGCTCAGGATTGACCTGACGGAATACAACGCATCGGTGGGCATGCGGTGGGGCTCGCGTGGCGTGCCGTCTGAGGTGACCAGCGAAGCGAAGAAGCACCAGATCGGGACGATCAGTCTGGTGACGACGTGGCAGCAGGCACGGGACGCCATCGCCAATGGGTACGGGCTGGTGTGCTGCTCGGACGTTGGGTTCGCCGGGATGAAGCGGAACTCGGAGGGCATGATCCGCCCGTCCGGTACATGGCACCACGCGATGCAGTGGCACGCGGCCGACGACACCCGCCCCAATGACTGCCGCTTCTGCGTGCAGAACTCGTGGGGCTGGAACGCCCACACCGGCCCGAAGGTGCATGACCAGCCGGAGGGGTCGTTCTGGATCGACCAGCAGACGGCCCAGCGGATGATCGCACAAGGGGGAACGTATGCGGTTTCGAACGTGGTGGGCTTTCCTAAGCGGACGCTCAAAGACTGGGGCGCACGGGAGATTCTCGGATGAAGATTTCCACCGTTTCTGTCGCCGTATGGCTCGCGTTTGCCCCCGACGTGCTGCCTCCGCCGCCCAGTCCGCAGCCGGTGAAGTGCTGCGGCAAGTGCGGTGGAACGGGGATGGTGCCGACAGGAGACGGGATAACGCGGGTGTGGTGTGAATGCCCGGCGACCTGCGTGTGTGCGAAGAACCGGCCGAAGCCCCAGCAGTGCGTGAACGGAACGTGCAGGAAGTGACCATGCAAGCCGACGAACTGTGCGCGTACGTCCGTCGCCGCCTGCCAGTCAGAGCCCGGCTGGTTGGGAAGGAACGGCTCAACGATCTGGTGCTGATCGCCGTGACGGAGTGGCCGATTGAGCCGCTGATGGCGGCGGGGAGAGGGTCGGTCGAGGAGGAGAAGATCCTGGACGCGACCACCAAGAGGGTGACCGCCACCTACGAGGCGCTGCGTGGCAGCGAGCAGACCTACGGATTCTTCTGGACGCTGATCCTGTCGGCGGCGATCTCCGCCATCGTGCAGCATGTCCTGGAGTGGTGGCTATCGAGATCGGCCAATCGCGTGAAACTGGCCGGGTGGCAGTGCGCAGCAAGAGGTGAGGCGTGAGCAGCGTGGAAGTGTACGAGACAGCCCTGCGAATGCTGGAGCGGTACGGGTTCGGCCTCGTCCTGGCGAGCCTCGTGCTGTGGTTCGTGCGCGTGGACATCGTGCTGCCGATGGTGGAGGCGCATCAAGCGTTTCTCCGCGAGATGTCGCTGACCCAGCGGGACATAGCCGAAGCCGTCCACGAACAGACGCGGCTGCTCTACGCGCTCCAGCCAAAGGTGGCGGCGGCCAACGGCGTGGACGAGGGAAGGAACTGATCGCATGGGCATGAACCCCCGCACCCTTCGTCCCGGCAGCGCCTTCACGCCGCGATCCATCTCCGGCCTCGCCCTCTGGCTGGACGCGGCTGACACGCAGTCGCTCTACACCACCGACGCTGGGCCGGTGACGGCGGTGTCGGCACCTACGGAGATCAGTGGGTGCGTGCTGTGGCTGGACGGGGCCGACAATGCGACCATTACGGCAAGCGGCGGGCTAGTCAGCCAGTGGACAGACAAGAGCGCATCAGGCGCAGTCCTTCAGGCGTCTGGCTCCGCGCGGCCTACTCTGTCAAGCACTGGATTCAATAGCAGGCAAGCGGTGGTGTTCAACGGCACTTCGACGAACATGGCATCCGCGTCTCCGTACACGGCGACAAACGGCCTGTCTGGGATGACGCGGATTGCAGTGTGCCAAAACGCAAACGCGCTGGGCGTCGCTGTCCGAGTGTTTAGCGGCGGCAGCGATATGTTCATCAACATGAACGGGTCTTGGCGCTCGGCTGTTGACTCCACAAGCGGAACTAACTTCGTAAGTTCCACCACGTTCTCAATCGCAAGCGCGCTTCCGGCCGGCGTTTACGCGGACTTGTTCTCATCGTCCTCCATCACGCAGTACGGGTTTGGGGCGGCTGCGACGACGACGGTCACTGGCACAATCCCGTCCACCACAGGAACCGGCACGCCAACGCTTCATGTCGGAAGCAACATTGGTGCAAACTTCTTCTGGAACGGCCCGATTGCAGAAGTAATCTATTTCAACCGCGCCCTGACACGCGCAGAGTTGACCCGCGTCGAAGCCTACCTCGCTGCGAAATGGGGGATCGCGGGCGTCCACGCACAGGCAACGGCGACCAGCGATCCGGTGGGGTATTGGCGCGACAAGTCTGGGAACAACAGGCACGCCACGCAGGCGACGGTGGCGAGCAGGCCGACTGTTAGTGCGAATACACAGAACAGCAAGAGGATGCTGGCGTTCGACGGAACTAACGGCAAGTTGAACATTGCACATCCAGTTGCACAGAACGACCCCGTATCCATGATCGCCGTCGCAAGACGCGGGTCTACAACATGGGGCGGTGGCGGTTCGGGCGGATACGGCAGCATCATCAACAGCAGTAATGGTACATCGGCTGGGCCGCAGTTACGGGTTGACACTGGCAACATCGAAGTTATCGGCGGCTCAAACCGCTCGTCTATCTCTGGCTCGCTCGTCGGCGTAGGGTCTTGCGCCATCATTACCGGAACGGTGACAAACCGGGACACGGCGCTGTATGTGCAGGGCGCTCTTGTGGACGCTGATGCAGGCGCTGGCGCTATTTCCACTGGCGGCACTACAACTGCCATCGGCGCATGGAATCCAGCAACGCAGGGAGGCGGGCCGCTTCAGGGCGACGTAGCCGAACTGATCGTCTACCGGGCCAGCCTGTCAGCGGCGCAGCGGCAGTCGATTCATCGCTACCTCGCATCCAAGTGGGGGATCGTCCTCGCCCCGCAGGTCAGCAACGCCGACGCACAGGATTGGGTGAACCGCGTCTACGCCAACGGCGGCACCGTCTCGTCCACTACGGCGACGGCTGTCAATACGTTCTGCAACGCCATCGACGCGGCGGGCTTGAGGGATCGGTTCTATCGGCTGAATCTGTTCTGCGGCACCGGCTTGGCCGCGTGCCTTGTGCCTCTGTATCGCGGGCCGTCGCTGGGCGGGGCGCAGTATGGGAGCAGCACCGATACGAACAATGGGCCGTTTGTTAGCGGGGACTATGCGGAGGATAACGGACTGCTGGGCAACGCCTCATCGAAGTACCTCAATACAGGGTTCAACGCAAACACTGCGGGCCTGACGACGGACAGCGTGCATATGTCTGCGGTATGGCCGACGTATACGCAACCCGCAAACAGCAACTACCAGCCCGTTTCTATAACAAACTCCTCTGCAAATGAGAGGTTTTGGATAGTCGCGTTTGCGAACACAGTGCCGATTACGGCGATTGACTCATATCTCGGCCAGTCGGGAACGAACTTCGTTCGCGACACGCTCGCAGGCACCAACAGCGCGACTGTTCCGGGCGGACTTTGGGTTTCGTCTCGGACATCAGTTTCAAGCCTGCGCTTATACAACGGAAGTACGCAAAGAGCAGAACTCACATCTCCGGTTTCATCGTCGGCGCTGCCAACTACGGCGATGACTGTGTTTGTCCGCTGGGATGGCACTAACTTCTTCGGATACTCCGGCCAACGGCTCCGCGCCTACAGCGTCGGGCTTGGCATGACGGCCGCACAGGTTGCGTCGTTCAATACCGCCATGACAACTCTTCAGTCTTCACTGGGCCGCGCATGACCCTCGCAGACATCGCCATCCCGATCTCCTACGAGGACGCCAAGCAACTGGCGCTGGTCTTCACTCCGCAGTTGGCCCAGCGGCTCGCGGAACTCCACGCAGAGCATGGCACCACCAACTGCGTGCCGATGCCTCGCGTGCTGACGGACGGCCGTCTCATGCTGTGCGCGGATGTGCTGACGGAGGTTGGCGAAGGCGGGCTGCTACAGGGGATGTGGGAAGCGGCCGACAAGGCGATGTTGCTGCCTGCGGTTGAGGTGATCCCTTGGGACGAGGCTGTTGCGTTGCTGCCGGTGGAGGGGGAGTAGCGGCCTATCCACTTGGGCTGCATGCGTCAGAGTGCTGGGATGCACCTGACAGCAGAGCAGCAGCGGCTTGCCGAGCAGGCGATGGAGATCGTGCCGAAGGCGATTGTGGCCTTCCGGTGCCGGTATCCGTCGCTCCGGCGGCAGGTGGCTGCGATAGATGCCACGAGCGTTGCCTACCTTGCCATCTGCAAGGCTGCGGTCACGTATGACCCGGCACAGTCGAAGGTCACGACCTACTTCTCGATGGCGATTCGCAACGCACTGCTCAAGGAGATCGACAAGAACCGCCGCATGCGGTACGACTCGCCGGATCGGGTGCCGATGGAGTTGGCGGAGGCACTGTCGGCCAGCAAGCAGCACGGGTTCTCGACCCGCATTCAGACGGCCATCGCCCGGCTTCCCGCCAAGTCCCGCAGGCTGATCCACTTGCGGTTCTTTCGTGGACTCAGCCTGCGGGAGATTGGCGAGCAGTCCGGGTGCGACCCGCGAACTATCCAGCGGCGACTCGCCGTCGCTTTGGACTGTCTGGGAACGCTTTTGCAAAGCGAGCCGCTTGTGCCTTGAGCGCCCGGCTGATGGAGTTGATGTTCCACTTGTAGCCGTTCGGCCTGCGGACGTTGTAGTACGCCAGCGTCAGCCGCTCCAGCGACCAGCCCGCCTTCCGGCAGCGGGCCATCTCCTCCACCACCGCTCGCTCCTCGTGGTCGGGCAGGTAGTAGGAGTCCTTGCCCGTGCCGCACTTCTTCCAGCCGATGGGGGCGTGCCTGCCGTGTGGCTTGCCAGCCTTCCGTTTCTCCCGCAGGCTGTCTCGGGTTCGCTGGCGGATGAACTCCACCTCCAGTTCCGCGAACGCCGTGAGGATCGTGAACACGCAGCGGCCGATGGGACTGCCGGTGTCCAGCCCGAGATCGAGGGAGTTGAACGACACCTCTTTCCGGTTGAGCAACTGCATCGTCTGGGCGGCGTCGATGACGGAGCGGAAGGCCCGGTCGAGTTTGGCCCACACGATCTTGTCTCCCGGCTGGACGAGAGCCCACACCTTGCGGCCCTCGTCCCGCTCAAACATCGGCTTGGTGCCGCTGGTGGCAGAGTCGTAGAGCCAGCCGCCGTAGGTGTAGCCCTCCGGGACGAGTGCCCGCTTGATGTACTCCTCGCACACGGAGCGCTGGGCGTCCTCCGTGATGGTCTGTCGGCCGGTGGATGCCCGGCCATACGCATAGACGATGGGCATGTGCGTGCCTCCTAGAGCAAGTAGAAGAAGACGAAGACCACGATGCAGAGCCAGCCGAACGGACCCATGTAGATGGGCTCGGTGGGATCGAGGCTGGTGCGAACCATCAACGCCAGGATCGCAAGCCGGAACACCCACTCGATAGGCCCGGCATCGAGGCCGAGCATGTTGCGGAACCGCTCGCGGACGGTGCTGTGGCCGTACTTGTAGTCCAAGAAATCCATGTCAGGTTTCCTTTCAGAATGAGTCGGGTCCGGGAATGTAGAGGTCACCGAGAATCCACTCCGTGATGCCAGCGATGGCGTCCTTGCTGCACTTCCACCGCATGCCGCCTTCACGCCAGGACTTCCCTTCCGGGACGGCAAAGAACTGGCTGTGCTTGCGGGCGTAGTCACCGTCAACGTGGTGGTGCGTCCGCCCGTCGTCGTCGTACGGGCCGACCTTGATGAGCAGCCGCTTGCCGTCCTGCCCCGCTGTGGGTGCGGTGCAGACGTGCAGGGTGGCACCCACGAAGGGGATGTGGGCACGGTATCCAGTCAGTTCGTCAAAGACCTGCACCACGCAGGGCGGGCCATCGGCCAGTGCCCGCTTCAAGCGGGTGGCAAACAGCCTGCACCTGCGGGCCAGCGTCTTGTACTTGCGGTGTTCAAACGGCTTGGCCCAGTTCTTTGGCTCCGGCAGCAGCCCGCGTGGTGCGTGCTGCCACACTCCAGGCAGTCGGGGGACATGCGTGGCAACGCCGTCGCGAACGATGTAGTGCATGCGGATGGAGTCCGCGAACACCCGTCGCTCGTCGTACGGGGTGAACGCCCGCACGTAGCGTTTCCATGTCTCCCGAATCTTCTCGTGCCGCTGGCGGTTCTGCCTGCGGTAGTACGTGTCGGGGCTGACGACGGAGTATGCCGTGTCGCCGTTGGCTGCACGGTAGACGTACGCCAGCGGCACGACGAGCCGGTCTGTCTCGTACGCAATCGCAATGGCGCACGGCGGACGCTGGGATGGGATCGCCTTCACGCTGCCGTACAGGGACGTTGACCGTCTGGCTCCCGTCTTGTGTGCATGCAGGATCGCCTCCAACTGTTCGTAGGTGTAGACCTGCTTGCCTAGTTTCTTCTGTCGCTGTCGCATGCTCATGCCTCCTGCGGAAGTGGCACAACGCGAGCCCACTTGGGGATGGAGTTGTGCCAGTGAGTGCCCGTCTTGCCTGTGTACGCCACAACGACACGGGCACGGGGCTTCGTGCCGTGCCAGTCCGTCTCGGCGTCGGTGATGAGAACGATGGAGTCAGGCTTGTCTTCCTTCTCCACCTGCGCGATGGCTGTGGGCATGTCCGTGCCACCGCCACCGTGCCATTCAAACAACTTGGTCGTGGCGACCATCTTGTGCGACTGCACCTGCGTGTCGGCACAGTACACCTTGACCCGCCCCAGTTTCCGCAGCCCCTGAGCGATGACGGAGAGCGCCTTCGCCTGGATGTCCGTTCGCATCATGGAGTAGGACGTGTCCACGATCACGACGGCGTGGGGCTGCACGGTGATGCGGCCGTGCAGGAGTGGGGCATCGTCTCCCGGCGGCTGCTTGCGTGACCGGCGGCGGTGGGAGTAGTCCCGTCCGCCAACCGGAGATGCCACGCTGGTGCAGACCGCTGACC